CCATTGCGCCAAGTATTTTGATGAAGGAATGAAGTCTGCCATTCTGGATAGGCTGGTCCCCGGCATGGGTACTGTATGGATGACGTTTAAGCCGCCCGAAGAGGGCAAGCCGGAAGAGGTTGCAGTAGACTTTGTTCACTGGAAAGACCTGATATACGAACCCCGGCGAAAGTGGGAAGAGTGCATGTGGGTTGGCCGCAAGCTGCATCTTGACCACGACGAGGCTAAAAAGCGGTGGGGCGAGCGGGTGGCTGAAATGCCCACTCAAAAGAACAACAATTATATCATCGCACCGGACCTGATCGACAAGGGTAAGGTATGCGTAATCCAGATGTGGGACAAGGCGAAGAAGGAAGTCCTGCATTTGACGGAACAGGGCACGATTCTGGATCGGGTGAAAGACCCGTACCAACTTCACAACTTCTATCCATGCCCGAAGCCCCTGATTGCGTCGCCACCGACGAGTAAATTCCTGCCATTGCCTGATTACTATATGGCGCAGGATCAATATACCCAAATGGATACCATTTACGCGCGCATGAACCTCATTGTAGAGGCGTGCAGAGTCGCTGGTATCTATGATGCGTCTCAGCCCGAGATAGGCCGGATGCTTTCCGGCACTGAAAACAAGCTAATTCCGGTCGATAATTGGGCAATGTTTGCTGAAAAAGGCGGTGCCAAAGGTACAATTGATTGGTTCCCCGTTGAAGTCATTACCGGAGTGCTGCAACAGCTAGTCGCAACATATGGATTCCTGAAGGATCAGCTATTTGAAGTTACGGGCATGGCGGATATCATTCGCGGCTCGTCAAATCAGTACGAAACACTAGGCGCGCAGCAGATTAAAGCGCAGTTTGCTTCTGTTCGCATGACTGCAATGCAAAGGGACGTGGCTTTTTTCGTCCGAGACAGCCTAAGAATCATCGCAGAACTGATGTGCCAACTTTATACTGATGAAAAGCTATCTGCGGTATGTGGAACGTTGCCCCAGACAGATCAGCAGTTCGTTCAAGCTGCTTTGGAGATACTGCGCGACGATTTTCAGACAAAATATACCATTGATATCGAGGCTGATTCACTTACTCAGGCGGATTGGGCGCTTGAACAGCAGCAAAGGATGGAATTGACGCAGACTCTATCGCAATTCCTCGCATCGGCAGTTCCGGCTATCGAAAGCAACCCAGCACTAGCACCTTTGATGATGCAAATTCTCAAATTCTCGCTTGTAGGATTCAAGGGTAGCGCGGAACTGGAAGGTGCATTGGATTCTGCTATGGCGGCGCTGGAACAGGCTGGCGGATTGCCAGAAAAGCCGGACCCGGAAGCTGCAAAGGCACAAATGGAGGCTCAAAAGATGCAGCAAGAGCTACAATTGGCTCAGCAAAAGCAGGCCGGCGATATGCAGATGGCGCAGCAGAAAGCAGCACTGGAAATGCAGCTCAAGCAACAGGATATGCAGCTACGCCGCGAAGAGCATATTATGGAGATGCAATTCCAGCGTGAAAAGCACGAACAAGAGATGCAATTTGAGCGTGAAAAATTCGTGGTTGAGTCTCAGAAGCAGGCCATTAAGGGCGCACAGGAAATGCGGCAAAATGAGCAGAGATTTGAGCATGAAAGATTGCAGGATGACGCACGCCTAGGAGCGGAACTGGCAGAAGGCCAGCAAAGGACGGCGGCAGAGGTAGCAAGTAAGAAGGCGGTAGCGAAGGCAGTTCCGAAACCCACCACAACCCCAAAGGGGAAGTAAAATGGGATTCCTCAAGAAATTGAAAAAGGTAATCAAGAAAATTGATCCAATTGGGTCAAAAATTCACGAAAAAACAGGCGGCAAAGTTCAACAGGCTGTAGCTAAAGCTACTAGCGGTGGCGTACTCGGTAAATTGGCAAAACTGGACCCGGCAATGTCGGCTGTTAGGCGGTCTTCACTAGGGCAGGCTTTGCGTAGTGGTGTGGAGCCAATGCGACGGCCAGCGGCACCCCCGGTAGCCCCTCCTGTAGCCCCTGCGGCTATGGGTGCGCCTGCCCCAGCAATGGCAGCCCCGCCAGTTCCCATGAGTGCGCCTGTTATGGCCCCGCCAATGGGTGGCGTAATGCCCCCGGCCGGTCCTATGGGTGGAGCGGCCCCCCGTGCGCAGGCTCTTCGTGGCATGGGTGGTGGCATGGGTATGGGTAGGATGAGAAGGCCAGGATATTGATATGCCGTACAAGTCGGAAAAACAGGCGCGGCTTATGCGAGCGGTAGCCCATAATCCTAAGTTCGCAAAAAAGGTGGACATTCCGCAGTCTGTAGGCCGTAAATTTGAGCAGCATAAGAACCCTAAAGCGAAGGCTTTGCGGGGGTACTAATGATCTATCCATATAAGTGCAGCCGATGTGGAGCGTCATATGACAGAGTATGCTCACTGGCGGAATACGAGCGAAACCCGTCCATACCCTGTCTATGTGGAGCCGATATGGGGCGTGTCCTCACTGCCCCTTCAATGCTTCTACATACTAAACCATTTGAGCCATTCAAATCGCCCGTGGATGGCTCCCTCGTTTCCTCACGGCGGGAACTACAGGAGCACAACAAACGGAATAATGTCGTCAACACGCATGACGGCTATGATGAAAAAGCAATACTCGGATGGACAAATAAAGACCTACAAAAGCCGCTTGATGAGGAGCGGAAGAAAGACCTAAAAGATGACATGCAAAAGGCTATCACAAAGCTGGAAGAAGGTTACACTCCCCATCCTGCCCGCGAAGATGAGATTATCCCATGAATGGCGAATTCGACAACATTAATGATGACGTAAGGGCTGCATTCAATAGTGTGGCCGCAGCAGAGAATGTTCCGGCCGCCCCTGAACCGACTACTTCTGATGTTATTCCTCCCCCGAAAGTAGAAAGCAAGACGGAAGGCCAGCGCGACGCGCATGGTCGGTTTTTGCCTAAGGACAAGGACAGTAAAGACGAAATCCCACCTATCACTGAACCGAAGGCCCTTGCCGCCCCGGTAACGCCCCCTGTATCTGCGACACCGCCCGATCCAAATGCTCCAGTTAAACTGGACTCTACGAAACCCCCTCAGGGGTGGACGCCTGCATTGAAAGAAAAGTGGGGCACTATTCCTGAGGATATTCGGGGTGAAATTATCCGACGGGAAGAGGATATGGCGGCTGGCGTACAGCGCCTAATGCAACAGACGGAACCGGCACGAGAAGTATGGAATGTGCTAGAGCCTTATGCACAGTATTTTGAGCATATCGAATTGGAACCGGCTGAATATCTCACTCAGATGATTGCCTCTGAGCAGGTATTGGCCCTAGGAAATCCTGCCCAGAAGTTCACCCAGCTTTTGGAGATTGCTGATGGATATGGCATTCCGATCCGGCAGGCTTTGGATCAAGCCATGGGTGGAAAGCTGCAAGCTTTTATAGAAGAATCCCATAAGCATCATCGCACGCCTCCTAGCCTCCCCCCTGAGGTAGCTAGGGAGCTACAGGAACAGCGGGATTGGCGCGCAAATCTTGAAGCCACAGCAGCTAAGAATGAGCTAGAGGCATTTGCAGCAGATAAAACAAAGCATCCGTTCCTAGATCAAGTGCGGGATCAGATGGCGGATGTGATTGAAAATGGTATCTGTGAAACCTATGAAGATGCCTATGATTATTGTGTATGGAAAAATCCTGATCTGCGCGCACGTGCAGCGGCACAGGCAAATGGCGGTAGCCAATTGAATGGCGTTCAACAGCGCCAAGTAGCGGCGGCGGCAGTCGTGCCCCCGGCTTCGTCCGGGCTATCGACCACGGCAGGCGACGGCCTAGGGGACGATATCTACGCGGACGTTCGCAGGGCTATTGCAGCGCAGTCGCAAGGGGTGTAGGATGCAAAAATCGGGTGGGGGCTATCGACACCGTGTAGCCCCCATCACGTGAGGCTGACCCTCGTAATGCGAAGTGAACGCACCTTCCATTAACCTCTTCTGAGGACAGCCCAAATGGCATTCCCGAACGTAAGCGATATCATCGCTACGACAATCGAATCCCGTACCCGCAAGATCGCGGATAATGTGACGAAGAACAACGCCCTACTGATGAGGCTTTCCCAGAAGGGCAAGCAGCGTACTTTTAGCGGCGGCCGACTCATCTATGAAGAGCTGAGTTTTGCCGAGAATGGCAATGCCGGTTGGTACAACGGCTATGACCTGTTGCCCGTTGCGGCGCAGGATGTGCTTTCGGCGGCACAGTTCGATATCAAGCAGGCTGCATGTCCGGTCGTGGTTTCTGGCCTGGAAATGTTGCAGAATGCCGGCCCCGAACAGATGATCGACCTGATCGGCGCACGCATCGACGTGGCTGAGTCCACAATGCGCAATCTGGTGTGTGGCGGTTTGTATAGCGACGGCACCGGCTCAGGTGGCAAGGAAATTACCGGCCTTAATGCCGCTGTTCCGTTGGACCCAACTACTGGCACGTATGGCGGCATTGACCGTGTTACTTGGACCTTTTGGCGCTCCAAGCTGGTCAACGTCACTTCGACTGCCACGATTCAAGCGAATTTTAATGCCCTATGGGCACAGCTTGTTCGCGGCGCGGATCGCCCCGACCTCATCCCTGTTGACAACGTTGTTTGGCAGGCATACGTGGCCTCGCTACAGGCGCAACAGCGGTTCAATTCGCCAGAAGTCGGCCAGCTAGGGTTCCCGTCCATTAAGTACATGGATGCCGATGTGGTACTCGATGGCGGTATCGGCGGTTTCTGCCCTGCTGGTACTGGCTTCATGCTCAATACCGATTATATCCGCTTCCGTCCGCACAGCGCGCGTCAGTTCGTACCGCTGTCCCCGAACAAGCGGTATTCGATCAATCAGGACGCCGAGGTTCAGATCATGGCATGGGCCGGAAATCTGACGACCTGCGGTGCGCAGTTCCAAGGCCGGCTCGACGTGAATCCGTAAGGAGAGTAGGTCATGGAAACCAATCCCGACACTCTGCCGGATGATGGACCGGAAATTACCCCTGAGGAAGAAGTACCGGCAACCCCGTCAACGTACTGCGGTCCACCTTCTGGATTGCCTCAAAGTGTGGAGTACCAATCTGGTGAAGTCCCGCTGTGCGGGAATGAGCCTCTGCCATAAGTTCTCCGAGCGGGCGGCTCGCGGGTACAGGTTTTCGGTTATCCTGACATTAAAACCGTCTTTATTTAGCCCACTAGGAGGACGCTCAAATGCCTGCATCCAACATGGCTGGCCCGCTGGTAGTTCCGGCCAATCCCTCTGCCGGTAAGTTCGTGCTGATGAGTCCGTTTAGCGGCCCTGATGGATCGCCAAAGGACACCGATCAGACTGGCAATCATTCCACAGGCGCGTTGAATACCGGTATTGGTATCAATGCCACCCGTAGAATTAACGTATCTACGGGTACGTCACCGTTCACAGCCCCCGGTGCCATTAAGGCTGCTGGTTTTACCGACGACTATACCCCCGGTGTGACCATGCCAAATGGCACGGCTGCAACGCTGGCGATTCTCACTGCCATTGGTGGCGGCAAGAGTGTCATCACTCCTGGCCCCGGTAATACAGGTCTAGGGGTGTCCACAGTTTCCCCATATCTCGTCCAGCCGCTTCTAGGCTTCGGTAATGGCGGCTCGCGGGATGCTGGTGCTGGCCCTGCTTTCACTGGCTTCCCGGTGAAGATGGTAACGGCGGCTGCTGGCGTTGCGGTCGGTGCGGTTATTGAGACTGGCTGGGTGAACCGTTCGGAATCGGCTTTGGTGACTACGGACTCTGTATTTGGGTCGGGTACAACGGCCTCCGCAGCGGTTACGTAAATGTCAACGCTGAATGACAGCATTTTGACGGCCACTGGCGGGCCTACAGTAAATGATGGTCTGCTGGATTGGTTTCGTGATGGGGGGGCGGGTGCAAACTCGCCCCTTCAAGATGCAGAGCGGGAGTGGCTAATCATACAGCTACTATTCCCCGTCGTTGTGCTCGATACAAATAATGATTTGTGGATGAAGTTTCTGCCCCCTCCGGGCGCTATTAATGACCGCCAATTTGCCTACTGGTTGGCTGGTCCTCAACTTCCCACAGCCCTCCTGATTCCGATTGGTGAAACGGCCAGTGCCGTTAGTCCTGCGGATGCGTCCGTATTTATTACGGTTGCAACTGACCAATTTGTCAAAAAGCAGATCAACGGCGGCGCTCTTATTAACCTATATGATTGGGTTATTCAGGGTGTAGCGGCTGACTTTGAATTGATGGCTTCTGGCGCTTCCGGTGACACTGGAAACCTGTCCGGATCGGCCTTTAATACATGGCTACCTCCCCCGGTGTCATGGACGTTTCTAAACTCCGACGATACACCTAATAATAAGGCTATTAGCTTTACCCTGTCTGTCCGTAGAGCTTCGGACGGTCTTTTGCTCAGTCAAGCCCCAGTCAGTTTGCAGGCGAATGTGACTGCGGCTCCGATCATCCCAACTGCCGATTTGCAGCCCGTTAGTCAGACGGCGGCGGCGGTTGCTCCGGCTGACGCTTCCGTTGATGTTTCGATTAGTAGCGATGGCTTCGTCAAGCGACTGCTAAATGGGGCTTCGTTTGCGAACCTATATCAATGGCTATTGACTGGTGTTAATACTGACTTTGAATTCAGGGCTTCTAACCTCACTGGTGACACTGCAAATCTCACTGGATCGCCATTTAATGTGTGGCAGCAAGCCCCTATCGGCTGGACAATTCTAAATTCTGACAATACGGCTGGCTCCAAAGCGTGTAGCTGGACGGTTGAAGTTCGTAGAGTCTCCGACTTCATCGTATTGGATACGACGACGTTTACCATTCAGGCTGATGTTACGCCACAGCCAGCGAACGCTGATTTGCAGCCGATTAGCGAAACGTCTTCTGCTCAAAGCCCCGCCAATTCTACCATTAACATTCAGGTATTGACTAATGGCACTGTTACCAAGTCGGTTAATGGTGGCGCTGCTACGGTCCTATATACGTGGATTGTTAATGGTGTAGCGGCCGATTTTGAGTTCCGGCCCTTCGGCCTTACTGGCGACTCGGGGAACCTTACTGGTTCAGCCTTTGGATCGTTCATTGCACCCCCGCTTACGTTCACATTGACGAATAATGATGATGCGGCAGGCACTAAATCTGTCGATTTCTCGCTAGACGTTCGCCGGGTTGTGGGTAGTGTGCTACTGGATACCACAACGGTTAGCCTAGATGCGACGGTCACGCCCCCGGCTCCGAATGCCGATTTGCAGCCTATTTCGGAGACTGCTGCAACCAACAGCCCGACGGATGCAACCGTCTACATTGAGGTAGCAGCGGATGGGTTTGTCAAGCGTTCCATTAATGGCGGCGCGCTGACTAACCTATATCAATGGCTGGTGACAGGCACTTCTACTGACTTTCAATTCCAAGGTTCTGCTGCTACTGGTAATACTGGAAACATCGTAGGTACGGCCTTCGGATCGTACTTTGCTGCGCCTGTGTCGTGGACGCTGACAAATCCCGATAATGCTACCAGTTCCAAGGTAGTCGATTTTACCCTGTCCGTGCGCCGGGTTCCGGACAACACGGTTTTGGATACGACGACGGTTCACATGGTAGCTAATGTGACCCTGCTTCCGAATGCGGATTTGTTGCCCGTCAATCAGCAAGCTACGGCCAATAGTCCTAGTAACTCTTCTGTCACCCTCCGGGTTGAATCAACTGGTTTTGTGACTGTTTCGCTCAATGGCGGGGCGTTTACTAACCTCTACAATTATATCGTAAATGGCGTAGCGGCTGACTTTGAGATTAGAGGCTCTAATCTTACTGGCGATACTGGCAATATGTCGGGGGATGCTTTCAACGTATGGTTGCCTATTGCACCCGTAACATGGACGCTTACTAATCCTGATGATATTGCTAGCACTAAGAACACTAGCTGGACGGTGGAGATTCGTAGGGTATTGGATCAAGTGGTATTGGATACAACTACGTTCCAAGCTACGGCTATTATTCAGGCGGTTTCGGATGCTGAATTGTTTTTCACGGAAGCGCATTCGACGGCCGTTAGTCCAGGCAATGCGACCTCTAAGATCGAGATTGCTACGGACGGGGATGTAAAGGTTCAGATTAATGGCGGGTTGAATGTATCCCAATATACATGGCTATTGGCTGGCCTAGCATCTGATTTTCAGTTCTTTGCTTCTACCCCTAATGGTGATGCTGGAAACGTTACCGGTTCTGCCTTTAATACATGGTTGGCCCCTCCAGTGTCATGGACACTAACGAATTCCAGTGATATACCGGGCCTCTTGGCGGCTGACTGGCAGGTGCAAGTTCGTAGGGCCTCAGATAGTGTTGTAATTGACGCTGCTACCTTTGACACTACGGCTGAAGTTACGCCCGCTGCGTTCAATCCCGCTGCTGTGCTATTCGGTGCCGGTGAACTTGGCTGCTGGTTCGATGCTTCTGACCTGTCAACCATGTGGCAGAATTCGGCGGGAACTACGCCTGTTACGGCCGTCGAACAGCCGGTAGGAAAATGGAATGACAAGTCCGGTCGTGGTGTCTCGGCTACGCAAGCTACGGCTGCATCGCGGCCTACTCTCAGCGCACGTAAGAATCATCTTACATATAGTGAGGACTTTAATCAGTCTTATTGGACAAAGACCGGATGCACTACCAACATTGCTGGACAGGAGCTATTTGAAACCTCTGCCAATAGCGTTCACTCCTTTAGCCGTGCTGCTGTTATTGCGGCCGTTCCTAACCAAACGGCTCTATTCGGTGCAACTGCGTCTTTCCAGATATTCCCAGATGGCAGAACTAAGTGCGCTGTATTGATCGGTAACAACACACTCGCTAGGTTCTATCGGGTGATGTTTGATCTTACAGGTTCCGGATCGGTAATAGGTACACCGGAGAATGTAGGGCCGCTGGCGAATGTCTCCCACTCCATTACCAATATCGGTGGCTCTTATGTTTGCACTGTTTCGGCAGGATTTGCCGCAGAGACAGGTGGCATAGGAACTGCTGTATATGCCGTTGATGACACCCCCTCTATTACGTATACTGGTTCGGCTGGATTGACTGCACTATCTATTGAAAAGGCGCAGTTTGAGTGGGGGTATACTTCCACCCTCGCGGGGCCTGCCGGCAACCTCACTACTGGCTATCAGTCAAGTAGCGGCGCACTAAGCTATGATACTGTTGGATTCCCGCACTATCTCCGTTGTGATGGCGTCGATGATTGGATGCAGACTACGGTAATGAATTTGACGGCATCCAATGAACTCACTTCGATGGTCGGAGTATTCAAGCTAAGTGACAATTCACAGGCTGTCATCTATGAGTTCTCCAATTCAACCGTTAGCAATGCCGGTGTCTTTGGATGGGTTTGCCCGCTAACCGCTGGCCCTAATATTGTATGGCGGTCACGCGGAACCACGACGGCCGATGCTAGCCTTACGTCTGGGTTTGCTTCGCCTATTGCTATTGTGGCAACTGGTGAGTCCGACATATCGGCTCCGCTATCTAGAATCAGAGCCAATGGCCAGACGGCTCAGAATGTGGCTACACAGGGCACAGGTAACTTCGGTAATTTCGCAGCCTATTTTGCCCGTCGTGGCGGTTCCACGAACACATTTACAGGAGGGCTGGGACAGATCATAATTAGAGGCACAGCTACAACTCTTACAGACATCCAAAACACAGAAGCGTTTATTGCAGCAAAGATGGGAGTAATACCATGAACATGCTGGTCACTGCACTAATGCTGGCTGGCTTGATTTCCTTAGCAGCCGCAGCCTTCAATCTCTCCATTACCCCCCGGATTAGTATGGGGTGGTTGGGAGTATCCCTTTTCGCCTTGGTCGCATTCCTGTGTCAAATGGGAATGGTAATGGTCAAGTAACCCCCCGCCCCGCAAGGAGTATTTTATGTCAACTGTTGCCGATTTCGATGTTGAAGATTTTGAATCCCGCGATAAGGGCAAAGAGAAGAACTATGTCCGGTTCTATATCAAGGCTAAGGAAGACACTGCAAAGTCTGCCGAAGAAGGCCGTCCGATCTATGTTGATAAGGAGTATATTGAGATTCGTGCTCCGGGTAATCAGACTAATATCGTAGACCGCCCGGTTTCGGACAAGGATAAGCAGGACTATAGGCGCGCATATGCGATGTTCAAGTCTGGTGATGCAGAGCAGGTCATTGGAACGCCTCTTTCCGAGGTTACTTGGATCACTCGCTCGCAAGTCGAAGAACTGGCTTATTGGCGTGTTCGTACTTTGGAGCAGCTTGCCGCTGTTGGCGACGATGTTTGCTCCCGTCATCCGGGCCTTACTACACTGAAGAACAAGGCTGTTCAATTCGTGGCAAAGTCCGAAGCAAATGCCCCGTTTATCGCACTGCATGAAAAGAATAAGAAACTGGAAGAGGAAATGGCTGCAATGAAGCTGGCTATGGAAGAGCAAGCAGCCATCATTAAGGGCCTACAAGCCGCTAGGAAGTAGGGAGTCTGGTCATGGCACAGTCCGTCCTCCAATTGGTCAACAAAGCCCTGCAAGAGATTGGCTTGCCGCAGGTGCTTACTATTGTGTCTGCCCCGGACGATCAAACCGGATTCCAGACACTCGGCCTCTTGAATGCGCTGGGTAATCAACTTATCAAGGTACATGATTGGCAGTTCCTTGAGAAGACTCAGACGTTTACGGGGAACGGTGTGCAGACTGAATTCGACCTACCTGCCGATTACAAAAGGATAGTTAACCAGACCCAATGGAGCAGTAAGAACAAGCGGCCGATGTATGGACCCATGACCCCGCAAGGATGGTCATGGGTCCAGTTCGGTATTGTGTCGGTAGGAGTGTACTATCGCTATCGCGTACTGCGTAACAAGTTCACTGTTTTCCCTACGCCCGCAGATCAGGAGCAACTTAACTTCTTCTATATCTCTAAGCATTGGGTATACGATCCGCTTACAGATACGTATAAGGATAATATCACGGCCGATACTGATGAGACTGTATTTGAAGACTATTTGATGATCGCCGGTATCAAGTTTAAGCTATGGGCCGCTAAGGGTATGGATGCGACGGAACTGAAAGATGAATTCATGTATATGCTCAACAACGAAAAGGCTCAGAATCAGGGGGCCCCTGTTATCCAGCTAGATAAGCGTTGGGACTACCTGTATATCTCCGGGCAAAATGTGCCGGATGGGAGCTGGAATGTTTAAGGCCAATGCTCAGATTCGGCAGGTATCACAGGCGCTTGCCTTGCTTGCGCCAACGGGTGGTATTAATGACCTAGACCCGCTGGCAAAGATGGGTCCAGAGTTTATGATCGACGCCATGAACCTCTATCCCGACAATGGGTTAGTGGTAGTGCGCCCCGGATACCGTGAATATGCGACTGGCCTTAATGGTGCCGTTAAGACCATTTTATCTTTTGCCGCACAAGACGGTACTTTTCACAAGTTCGCGGCTGTCGATGCAGGCATCTATAATATCTCCGCTGCGATACAGAATCCAGTCATCGTAACTCCCTCCACCTTTGGAGAATGGGAGTTTACTAATTTTGCCACTTCCGCAGGTCAGTTTCTTATTGCCACAAATGGCGTAGACCCTGCCAAGCTATACAACGGTACGACGTGGATCGACTTTACAGAGGTTGCCACCCCTGCCGGTCCAGGTCAGATCAAGGGTGTGAATCCAGCCACGTTTGACTATGTAATCTCGCATAAGGCTCGCCTATGGTTCATCCAAAAGAACACAATGACGGCGTGGTATCTCCCCGTTGACTCTGTGGGCGGTGAAGCGAAGCCATTTTATGTGGGAGGTATCTTCAATCGTGGTGGCTACCTGCGAATGATGGCACGGTGGTCTTCTGATACAGGAGAAGGGCTAGATGATCGCCTTATTTTCTTCACGTCAACCGGGGAGATTGCTTCGTATGCTGGTAATGACCCTGCGAACGCAGCAGACTGGACACTGGATTCTATCTTCTTCGTGGCATCGCCTCTTAGCAAAAGGTCGGTGGCTTCCTATGGCGGTGACATTATGCTTCTATGCCGTCGTGGGCTGGTTCCTCTTTCATCCCTCATAACCGGGCAGGCAACCGAAGTAGTGTATTCGGGGGGTCTAACCAAGCGGATTTCAAGGACGCTTTTGCGTCTATCTTCGCTAGGCGCACCCCCCTTCCCGCCAGAAGTGCGGTTGCATGAAGACGCTGCTTGGGTGGTCATAAACATCTTCGATCCTGCGGTGGCAGGTGGACGGTTTGATGGTACGAATGCACCTATCCAACTGGTAATGAACGTGCTTACCGGAGCATGGGGCAAGTTTAACTATCCTGTTCGCACCGTGCGCAGCATTGATTCTACTTTGTATATGGGCACGGACGATGGCCGCGTACTAGCCGTTACCCCGGATGCGTATGTTGATAATCGCTTGTTCAATGGTACTGGTGGTGTTCCTATCGAAGCCTATGGCATGGGGGCCTATACGTATCTTGAGCAGCCGACTACCAATAAGCACGCCAAGCTAATTCGCCCCGTGTTTCAAGCAGAAGTGGTGCCCTCCTTTGTCATGCGTATACTGCCAGACTTCCGGCTGGATCGCTTGATCCAAACTCCCCCGCCTTCGTTCTCGATTGGTAATGCGCGCTGGGACGTAAGTTTTTGGGACCAAGCAAATTGGGCGGGAACTGAAAACGTTTACAGGCCATGGCGTTCCGCTAACGTACTAGGCTACGCATTTGCCTGGCAGATGCGCATATCAACGTCATCTGCACTTGGCCTATCGGACCTTGAGTGGGTATGGGAGAATGGTGGACTCGTATGAGATGGCTTAATTCAGACCCGCAATTCATGTGTCATCTGGCTAACTTGCTAGAGATAGCGCCTACTCCAAATGCGGTGGTCATTGCAGAGTTCGATGATGTGGTGCCCATTTGTGGAGTGGTTTTCGACGGCTATAATGGCAAGTCTATCCATGCACACATTTGGATTGCACCGGGCCGTAGACCTTCGCGTATGTGGTGGTTCGCCATCTATGATTATATGTTTCGGCAGTGTGAAGTGACGAACGTTATTGGCACTGTACCTAGTAGTAACCTTGCCGCCAAAAAGCTGGACGAGCATCTAGGTTTCAAATTGAATAGTGTGATACCGAATTATTACCCCAACGGTGACGATATGCTTCTGTATATCTGCACCGCTGAATCGGCCATAGACTGGCAACGTTTCCGGCCCGCCAGTTTCCGCTTTGAGCAGGAGCAGGATAATGGGAAGCAAAAAGAAAGCGCCGCCGCCTCCTGATTATAAGGCACTTGCCCAACAGCAGGCGGAATTGCAGAATCAAATGCTAGCGACGCAGACCGAGGCTAATCGCCCCGATCAAATCACTGCATATGGCTCACTTAAATGGTCGCAAGACCCGACCACGGGAAGATGGACCCAAACCGAAGAGCTATCGCCTGAGGCAGCACAGGCCCTAAAAGAGTCACAGGGCCTACAGTCACAGCAAATCGGTCAGATTAGTGAATTGATGAAGCAAGGCGGGTTCCAAGGTGGACCCGCTATGCCCACGTATGATCCGACAACTGGTGAGCAGTATGCCCAGCGGTTTACTGAGTCACTTATGGGGCGGCTACGGCCGCAACAGCAGCAGGCACAGGAACAGATGCAAACTCAGCTACGGCTACAGGGTTTGCAGCCCGGTACAGAAGCCTATAATCGGGCCTATCAAAACCTGCTTACCTCGCAGGGTGATGTGAATACACAGGCTAATCTACAAGGGCTGTTGGCTGGCGGCAAGGAAGCCCGCGATATCTACCAGACTCAGCTAGGTGGTCAGCAGCAGGGTTATTCACAAGCCATGGAACAGTATTTGTTGCCATGGCAAACTGCCAGCATGACACAAGGATTGGCTAGTGGTATCCAGCGGCCTGAGTTCCAAGGATTCAGCCAAGCAGGGGCAGGCGAAGCCCCAAAGGTCATGGATGCTGCACAGCAGCAGTATGCACAGCAAATGCAGCAGTATAATGAGGCTGCACAATCCAAGCAGGGTAAGGGACAGGCTATCGGCTCCATTGCTGGCGGCGTCCTAGGTAGCGTTATTCCCGGTGCTGGCACCATGATTGGTGCCTCGCTAGGTGGTGCGGCTGGTGGTGCCCTGTTCTCTGATGCTACATTGAAGGAAGATATTGCAGTTCTTAGCGATGAAGATTGCTACAATGCTATGCTCCATATCTTCCCGCACACGTTTGCATGGCCTAATGGCAAGCGTGATACTGGCCTGATCGCACAGCAGGTAGCAGAGCATTTGCCAGACCTTATCCAGCGTGCGGAACAGGGCTTGCTGATGGTCAATTACGCTAAGTTTGCCACGCTACTACTTGGTGCTTTCCGGCATCTAGCGAAGGGGGCCTAAAATGGCTACCTACGATCAGCGAACCCTAGAAGCCCTGATGCAGTCCCTACCCGACTTGAAGAAAAAGCAACGTCGAGCAGAGCAATTGCGGGGTGAACAAGAACGGCTCAGGGAATTGAGTCAAAAGCCGGGTACAGGTAATTATGTTCCTACTCAGCAAGGCGGCCTATATCAGACTGTTGCTAGATATCGTCCTGACTATGCCCAGATGGCTAATCAAGGGGTAGGTGCGCTAGGTGAATTCCTTACCGGCCGAAAGGCAGATGAGGCACAGGGGCTATATGATGAGGCACAATCACAGGCCGTTCTAGGTGGCGTTCAGCAGTATAGCCAGCCGCCTCCCCCACAAGCCCCGCCCCCGCCTGTACCGGGCCAGCAATTGGGCAATCAGGGTTTGACGGCTCCGGGTATGCCTCCTATGCCTACTCAACAGCCAGCAGCCCCCTCCCCATTCGGGCCGCCTTCTGATATGGCCCCCCAGCCACCGGGCCTAGGCACTCAGCCGGGGGCCATGGGAGGGCTAGATGCAGCCGCACAGGAACAAGGCGCGTCCCCGACACAGGAAACGCTGCGTGCTTATCTAGGTATGATCGGCGGTCCTGATCTAAAGGATTTCCTACCAAAAGACAGGAGCGATATTCGCGTACAATCCACATTCACCGATGACTCAGGCGAAAAATATCTGGTGATGAATGATGGCGAAGTTCGCGGCACCGGAAAGAGGGCTGACTTCGGTGGTCAGATTACTACAGATGAGACTACTGGAAAGCAATACATCACGGTGAAGACTGGCCGCTTCCGTGGACAGTCTATACCTTTGGATCAGATCGGTAACTTTATGGAGGGTGGTATGCCGGGGGCTTCTGCGCCATCTGCGCCTAGCCCTGCACAAGTTCAGCCGGTGGATCGTGAAAGCTTGCACCAAAGGCAGAAGATGGCTGAGTCTGCCGGTGATCCTAATGCCGTATCGCCAGTAGGTGCGCAAGGGCTTATGCAAATTATGCCTGCTACGGCCGCTGAACTGGAACAGGAAATGGGTGTACCTCCGGGTAGCATTGCGGCTGATCCTACTATTAATGAAAGGGCTGGTCGGTTGTATATGGACAAACAGCTTGAAAGATTCGGTGGCGATCAGGAAGCCGCATTGGCCGCTTATAATTGGGGTCCAGAGCGGGCAGAAGCCTGGGTCGCGGGCGGCAAAGATAGAAGCCAATTGCCGGAGGAAACACGTGGATACATCGAGAAAATACTTGGCCCCGGACCCACGGCAACTGGAACTGCCATTTCCCCTGCCATCGCTGTACCGGGAGGCCCACGAAAACTCACCGCCGGAGAGAAGAAATTTAGCGAAGAACAATCCAAAGCGCAGGTCGAAGCGCAGGCGGCACTAGGCAAGGTAGAAGGTAACGCAGAAAGTGGTCTACGCGCGGTCGAAGATTTGTTGAAAGATACAGAAGGATTGGAGGCTATTGTTGGTGATCCAAGTGATCTTCTAAGCTATGGCCGTATTCCCGATGCGTTGGCGCAGTTTGCTATCCCGGCTCTTAGTGCGGGTAAACCGGCTGCGCGCGGGTTTGCTAAGTGGCAAACTGTGACTGGATCAGCTTTCCTATCTGCCTTTGAAAACTTGCGCGGTGGTGGTCAGATTACAGAAGCCGAAGGCAACAAAGCCACGGCTGCTGCGGCTGCTCTTAATCGTGGTCAAAATGCTGAAGAAGTTAGGACTGCTCTGCGCGATTTGCGTGATGTAATTCAAGCTGGATTGCGTAGGGCTAGAGCACGTGCAAAGGGAGATTTCTCCGGCGATAACGCTTTGAGTGCCACAGGTGGGGCTGCTTCTGTAGCCCCGGCTGCAAGCCCAGAAGATGATGCGCTAGTTAATAAGTGGCTCGGAGGCTGAAATGCCTACACGTGACCAGATTCTACAGGCCCTAAAAGCTGCGGATGCTGCGGCAACGGCAGGTGATCCTTCGGCTGCGGTAGAAGCCCGCAAACTAGCGCAAATGTATAAGACTTCTTCGGAGGCTCCTGAACCGGCTGCGCCGGCTCCACAGCTTTCGATGGATGAACGCATGGCAAAAGCTGGTATTACTCCGGTTGATCCTACCGAGGGCATGAGTACCTTTGAAAAGGTGGCGGCGGGTGCTGGCTCTTCCTTCATGGGAACCGCAAGGCAAGCAAGGCGACTAGGTAATCTAGGAGTTCAAAATGTACCCGGAGTGTCTCATCTGGCTCGTTATATGGGGTTCAATCCCGAGGAAAATTTGGCCGCGTTGGATGAGGAAACGGCAGAGGCTCGTAGGCTAGAAGCCCCACTAATGGCAACCAAGGCCGGCAAGGCTGGTCAAATCGGCGGTGATATTGCGCAGGCTCTAGCACTCACTGCGGCTACTGGTGGTCTAGGTGCGGGGGCTGGTGCTGCTACAGGCGCACGGGCACTAGCTAATGTGGCTGCGCGTGATGTGGCTGCGGGTGGCATACAAGGTGCTTTACAGGACACCGGAGCGGGTGAATCTATTGGCAAGAATGTCCTTACTAATGCACTACTAGGTGGCGCTCTTCCTGTAGGCGGGGCTGCCTTGCGTAAGGGCAAGCAGATAGCGGATGAAATTGGACTGAGTGGGGCTGCGAGGCTTGGTGTCGAGGCTATCGGTGCTATCCCGGTTGCTGGTGCCCCGGCACGTGGCCTATTGAATGTTGCGGAACGGCGTGAAGCCAACAAGCTAATGGCCCATGCTAATGCCCTACGTGAACACGCAGCGAAAACAGCCCCAGCACGTGCGGCGCATACAGAGGTCAAGCGTGAGGCAACTGCGGTTGCTAAAGAACAGACAAAGGAAGCCAACAAAGCGGCTGCCGAAGCCTATCGGGCACAGGTCGGTAAACTCAATGCAGCAGCGAAGGAAAAAGCTGGCAAGGCTTTGGAAGACATTACCACTAGCTTCCACGTCAAAATTACCCCGCAAGTGGCTACCAAAGCGAGGAACCTAAAAGCAAAGTATGCTGGCATACTGAAAGACAAGCCGGACCTTGCAAGGGCTTTGGATCAAATGACGATCCACGGTGCTAAGATGCCGGGTAAGGTTGCTGCTAGCATTAAGAGTAGTACAGGTGAAGCGGCCCGTGCCTCTAGGGAAGGTAGACAAGCCCTGCATGAAATTGAGCGGTTTGTTACTGAATCTATGTATGAGAATCTTCCAAAGGCTAGGGCTGATGCCCTACGCGAAGCTTTTGAGTCTTATGGTAGGGGCGCACGCTCCGAATTGCTGCCTCCTAAACCTAGTCAAATTAGAATCAAGCCTAATGTGCCTGAATTGAAGCTTCCGCCAGTGCCAATTAAACCCGGAACCGGCCCCTATTCAAGAACGAAAGCGCAGGCCGTTCGCACGGCGGCTCTTCGTGGCGCTGCCTTGCAGCGTGATCGTAAAAAGGAGGATTAGTCATGCCTCGTAACGGCTCTGGTGGATACGACCTTCCGGCCGGTATCAACCCTGTAGTAACGCAGACGCTTATCACGTCTAATTGGGCAAACACGACCCTCAATGACGTGGCGGTCGCGCTTACCAATAGTATAGCACGTGATGGACAGACCCTTCCTACGGCTAACCTGCCTATGGGCGGGTTCGCTCACACAGGTGCGGGTGATCCTGCATCCCGTGATATGTATGACACCCTAGGCTACGTGCAAGATGGTAGGCATTTCCGTCTTACTAACGTGGCTGGTGTAAACCAGATCACGGCGACGCTTCCCGGTGGCGCGGTGGCGCTATCCGTGGGGCAGATTGTCCAGCTACTTCCGGCTAACAATAATACCGGTGCCGTTACCCTGAATATCAATGGCATCGGTGCGCGGCCTGTCACTACCGACCTAGGCAATCCACTTGCCACCGGAAACCTAGTCGCCAACAGACCCTATTTGCTATCCTATACTGGCACGTCATGGGTAATGATTACTGCCGGTGGTGGTAGCTCGGGCATCGCTCAGGCCGCCATGAGCGGCTGGGACAGGCCCACGGCGAACGGCCCGTACCCTCCGATCACGGCCGTAGACGCGACGACTGTAGCCATTCCTGCGGGCACTGGCAGAATCATCCGTCCATCGGCCCGCGATTTGTCGGGTGTGACAGAGGTTTCTTGGGCGGCCCAGAATGTGGCATTGAGCTTTGTGGCTACCTCATGGAATACCATTCTGGGTATCAATGCGCTGGGTCAAGTCGTGCAATTCACGGGCAACTTTAGCCCGGTGTGGGCACGTGAAAATATCCTGATCGGTTCCGTTGCGCATGTGAATGGTCAAATCAACGAAATCAATACCGTCCCCGCGATCTTTGGAGATATGACTTACGCCTCATACGACGTAAGTAGCCTGTTGCACAATACGCTAATCAGTGGTGGGCGGCTGCTAGCAAATGCGGTTAGTCCGTTCCATGTGGACTTGCAGGCGGGTGCTATCTTTACGTTAGGTGGCGATGCTAACGATGTTAACGATCCCAATAAGCGGGATTTCCCTTCTTCCTTTGACCTGAGTTTCTTCCCGGTCACAGGTAACAATACGGTAGCGGCGATTACCCAAAACGTTCCGGTGACGAACTACGACCCAAATGGGGCAGGCGCAATCGTAGCTATCCCCGGTGGCGCTACTACTACTTCCATTCACCGCATGTATCTACTGGCCGGGGAGTTCATATTCCTGTACGGTCAGAAGACCTATACGGACCTTACCACGGCGCTATCTCAGCTAGGTGTGGATGACTCTGCTACTATCTTCCCATCGAAGCTGACTAATGCCACCTTCCTGAGCTACATTGTAGCGCAGAAGAATAACCTTGATCTAAAGGACACAACTACTGCGCGCCTTCTGACTAGGGGCGGCACCAGTTTCAGCATCGGTTCCGCTAGCTCCATTTCCGAAGCCCCGATCAATGGTCTTATCTATGGCCGTAAGGATGCAGGCTGGTCGGAAGCTGTGCCCGCTCCAAAGGGGCCATCGTCTACGCTACGTCAAATCTTCTTCAATACTAACCTGCTTCCCCGCTGGTCACTGACGGTAAATGATACGCCAGAGGGCGGCGGTAATACCGGCTCTAGTCTTGAGATTCGTCGGTATGATGATGCTGGCGTCTTGATAAATTCCCCGGTTGCCATTAATCGCACCACAGGAGAGGTTTTTACAACTGCTTCTCTTACGGTTCAAGGTGCCGCTAGCCACATCACTGCGGGGGGTGACGTAAGGGCGAATAGCAACTTTGCATCTACCAATACTTCTGTAGTGCTGGCAACGTCGGCGGCCGGTAATGTATTCCTGCGGCCTAGTGGTGCTGCATCTTCGGTCGGGCAAACTACCATTGCTTCCACTGGCCTGATGAACGTTGGCGGTAATGTCAATGCTGCTGGCCTTATTGCTAGGGCTTCCGGTGGTGGCGAGGGTGGCGAACTACAGCTTCTCGGCGACGGTGGTGCGAGTACCGCTATCATTGACAACGTGGGGCCGCAAACCCGGTTCTTCGGTGGTGCCGCTGCACCGATGACTTTCGACCGGGAAACTGGTGCCTTGACTGTGCCTCTGTCAATCACAGCCGGGCAAGGGGTCATTGCGAACCAGAATTTCGGTTCTTCCACTAATGTCGCTGTGCTGGGTCCGGTTGCTGCTGTTGCGGGCACGGTTCTACTGCGGCCTAATGGCGTTAATGTCTCTACAAATGAGGTAACGATATCCAATAACGGTAATGTTACTGCACCGGGCAGCTTGTTCGGTTTCTCTATTGTCTCCCAACAAGACTTTACGGCTACTGGTGTTAACTGTGTATTAGCTGCGCAAGGCGGCGGCATATTCCTGCGGCCAAATGGTGCTGGTAGTGCGGTAGGTCAAGCCATTCTTGGTGCTGCTGGTAATTTCTCTTGCGCTGACGTTACTGCTAGTAACAATGTCAATGCCACGGGACGGGTTACTTCTGGCACTCACTTCAATGGCCTAGGAGTCACTACCGTTCTGTCTGCAAATGGCGGTGGCGGCGGCTCCATCCTGTTCCGGCCGCAAGGTGCCGACAATGGCACCAATCAAGCCACGCTCGATGCTGCTGGTAATTTTAGCTCTGTAAATCAGACTGCAACGTCCGACCAAATTCTTAAAGAAAATATTTCTCCGAAAGCCCCGCGTAGAAATCTGGCTGATCTAATCGCCCTGTATACCTACGTTTGGAAGAGCGATGGCCGTGCTGGCATGGGGCAAATTGCGCAACAGGTTCGGGAGCACGCGCCGGAGTATGTCCACGAAGGAACTGATGGTATCCTGAGTATTGATAAGGCCAGTCTGGCAATGGAGTGCATACTAGGTCTAGCGGAGCGGGTAAAAGAACTAGAGGATAAAGTCAATGACCTTGCCGGCTAGCCCCCCTATTACCAAGCTACAAATCTATACGGAATTCGGGGTTCCGTTAAACACGCCCTTTACCCAACTGGTGAGGGGCGGAATCTACGTGCCCAATACACCGGCTAATGCGGCCATTCCTACGACCCCGCCACTCAATATGTTGCAGTTCCTAGGGGCCTCTGCGCAGCCACCGATTGACTTCCAGAATGCGACTTGTAGTGCTGGGGCGCTAGCTCCAAACGATGCTACGGCAACGCTTAATATCAATGCTGGTGGCACGGTTACACGCGGCATTAATAATGGTGCGCCACAGACCCTTTATACGTGGCTGCTATCGGGGGCCGCAAGTGCATGGGAAGTGGTGGCTACTTTGCAGTCGGGCAATACCAACCTAGGCACATACGGAACGCCCCTGAATCTGGGGTCCGGTCGGTCGTGGGGATGCTTCTTCGGCGGCAACTCAGGATCGCAGTCCGCTACAGTGCTGCTACAGTTCCGGCCAGCCGGGGGCGGGGCCTTCGTGGATTCCTGCACGTTCAGCCTAGACGCCACGGTCGAGAGCTAAAGTGCCAGGCACAACAAAGCCCCCGGAGTCAGGGGCCGGAGGCTTTGAGGGGCAGTTTAGGGGCCTGCCAACCCTACACCTAGGGCGGTGCCGGTTACGGAGGAAACCGGGCCGTGCGTCGGTGTTCAGAAGGGGCCATGACTGAGGGAGTAACGCCGGCACCTACCCCCAATCACAGCCCCTTTAATCGACCTTTACATACATCGGTTTTGCGGTGGCGTAATTGTGGTCCCGCATGGTTGCACCAAACTCGTCTTCCGTTTTGGCATAGCCTAGAACCCGGTCCTCATCGTCCATGATGGCCCAACCTACTCGCATTAGGGGGGATTCACTGTACCCCTTTTTCACTATCCATGCGACGCCCACTAGGACACCGATCGCAAAGATCAGGATAATCATTGTGAGAGTGACGGCAATTTCAGGGGTCATTTGATTCCTTTTTCCTTCCGGTATTCATGGTATCCATTTACCACTTCCGGGTCAATATTTTCTGTTTTAATCCCCATTTCGACATTCAGCCTTACAATCTCATAGCAGAGGGCTGTAATTCTGCTATCAGGAAGACGGGGTAGTCGCATACGCTTTAGCTCATACTTAACCCCGGTAACTTCCTTAGCCCCGAGTAGATTATGCCGGGTTACATTGAATTCTAGTTCTTTACTGCACAGCTTTTCGGCCTCTTCTACTGTTAGACCGTCTAGCTTTTGTGAATGCTGCATTAGCCACATTTGAAGCTTAAACTTTTGCGGGGCCAATAGCTGGTTTATGTTGTGTCCGTCGGGGCTTTTTTGTACTCTTGTCTTTCTCATGGCACGTTTCCTGCGGGCGGCGGGTCACTGCTTTAGTCTTCATTCTCTGACCTAAGTACGCTCACGCGGGATAGGCCGGTTACGTGGTTTCGGGAGCCAGTTCCTAGCATACCCTAGTGGTTACTTATCAGGGGGCGAGTTCGCCAGTAAAGATATGCCGAGAATGAAGACTAAAACGGTCACTGATTGTTGGGGTTTTGAGAGTCAATCCAGACCTTGAATGCAGGCTTTGCTATTGGCTCAAGATCAGTCGGCAGGGCATAATTTAGCTGTGCCATTAGGGCCTGCGTGGCATCCACGGCCAACTGCATTACCAATGGGCCGGGGGCGTAGTTACCGCTATTAACCAACGCTTGGAACGTTTCAATCAACGTCCGATCATAGACGGTCAATTGTTCATATCGGGAATCAGCGGCTTTGAGTGCCATAAATCCTCCTAGAAAACATGGCCGGGGGGTGCGGAATCCCCCCGGCTCTGAACCTATCGGCTATGATCCCCCACATAGGAGGGGAGCCAACAGGTTTTTACTGGTTACGGTGCGACGTAGATATAGACCGTCTGCATCTGGTTCTGGCCGAAGCCGATACCCGTCTGCACGGCAACGTTCTGGTTCGCAGAAGCGGCGAGGCCGAGGGCTGCGGCCGAACCCTGCTGCTGGGTGAAGCCGATGGAACCCGACTGTGCGGCACTGTCATTGCCGGAAAGCTGGGTGGCGCCGAACGACTGATTGCCGGCGATGGCGGACGACTGCTGGCCGGTGACGCCGATGAGGGCGGCGGTACTGCCACCAACCGACGAACTGCCAACCTGCGACTGTGCGCCGGACTCGAAGGAGCCAGCGGCGATGCCCAGATCAACGGCACCGGCCGAGAACGAAGCGGCGGCGAGTGCAATTGCGAGTGCGATGAGCTTCATGGTAAATCCTCTTTTTTTGAGGGGCGGGTAATACTAGCTATAGGTGCCCCGATTCCCCTATAGCCTAAGGGGGAGGGTTAGTTACCTTACTTTCTTGCCCTCTTCATCCAGTTCAAGAGTCTGGCCGTTGCTACCCTTGATAGTGGTAGCAGCCAGCTTCTTGCTATCCTCTGACGGCTGGGTCACTTCACCGCGCGGCTGGCGGGGCTGATAATCCTGCGGGGCCGTATGCTGTTGTGGCTGCGGCGCAGAGGGTGCGCTTTTCGGCTGCGCCACCGGCACATCCATACCAAGCAACCCAAGCTGTTCACATGCGCCCTGCGTGCGGGGTTCCTTGTCCTGCTTGGCATTGGTTTCTGCCATGCAGATTTCCCACACTTGCATGACGATCAGGCGGCTAGCCATATCATGCAAGCCTGCATTGTAGGCATTGGCGGCGGCAGTACCGAACTTTTCCGCCCTGCGGAGAGACTGGCAATTCCCGTCCATTTTCGGGCCAGATGCGCCGAGGCTCAAACCGAAGCCAGATGCACCCGCTGAAACAGTGCCGCCGCAATAGTCGGACGAGAACGATACTGCGGCTGCCAGAGGGACGGCGGCATTCGTCTTGATCTTCTGGGTGGTTGTGGTGGGGATTCGGCTGGCCTCAAAGGTCTGGCTCAGGCCCACACCAACTGACAATTCGGTGGACTGGTTTGGGTTGACCACGTTCCTGTTATCGGAACTGGCGGCGGCACCGGAATTGCTTTCGGATACTGCGATGGCGTCGGATGACGAATTGGTGTTGACAGTGTTGTCAACTTCGACGGCGCTAGCGGCCCCGACAAACAGCAACAGCGCGGATGCAAGAATGGTCTTGCGCATGATGGGATTCCTATGAGTCGGGGCGGGTAGGTTTCCGGTGGGCCTGCCCCCAAGCCCCCCGGATTAGTCAGACTATATTAAGGTAAGTGATCGCCGGGGTCAACTACCGTTCGTCGGCCAAATCTGGCGGACTATCCCCCTGCGAGTCGCTCAGAACTCGCGCAGGGGCGTACATGAACAGGGCTTGCCGTATGGTCCGAAGCATGGCGGCCGGGTCGTCCATCGAATACCGGTGCCCCCAACGCCATTGCTGGCTGATAGGGGAAAGGTCTGCGGCTATGTGCCCCGGAAGCAGGGTGTAGTAGCTATCAATCCAGCAGACGACGAAGGAAGCCCCTCCTATGAGCCTCCTAGCCCGGTGCCAGCGCCTTTGGGATGGCAACATATGGATTCCGTCGCGCCAGACTTTAACCTCTAGCCAAATGTCTTGCCCCGCTTTCGCTAGGTTCAGGTCAGGGATTCCGGGGCTGGTTTGGGGGCTTTCAATGTGTGATACATGGTAGCCCATTTCCTCTGCCGATATATGAAGAAATCGGCGGAAGTCATTTTCGTTATTGATCGTCGTCGGTTTCTTCATCTTCGTAGTATCCTGCGAATAGTTTATACCTCTTAGCTAGTGCGTCTTCCAGTGTGTCAGGGGGTAGGCGGCGCACAATTCGTATCTTAGACTCAGGGCTTCCGGGGTACTTACCGGGCCCCACTTTCAATAGCTTTTTCTTGACCCTGTTTACTGGCATCCCTAGTTCAGCTAGACGTAGCTTGAAATCCTTATCTGTACCACAACCCCGGCCTTGAGCATGGTTGCGCTTGTAATATGCCCTGAAATCAGCAAACATATCCTCAGTCTCAACCCATGCCTCATTCTTATACGTCACTACGGGGAAAGTAAAGTCCTTGCTGAGTCCTTCAATCATGCTTTCATCTTCCTTTGATCGGATGAATACTCTGCGTACCCATTCCGCAAAGGCGGCATCCATGGAATCGGCACTCGTTAGCTTGCGCTGTTCCAGCAATTCATCCGTCACCATGGCTTTGGAAAGGCTGTGCGTAATTTTTCTGGTTAGAAAAAAGTGCAAAATCTTGCCTAGGTATTCTGGGTTATATGGCACCCCATTATTATCGGACCCCATGAGTGCTCGCCATGGAAGCCAATACTCATCATCCCCGCCGGGATGTATGTCACTTATTTTCAGTACGAAGAATCGACGACTATCCATGCCTGCCGGGATGGCCCAATCCTCATTAGTCGTGAACATAAGCATTAGGCAATTCTTCTGGCTCCATTGCTTGATATTCTTATTGTTCCAATCTAGCGGGCTTTCGGTAATTAGAGCCTTTAGCCTTTCCGCTTCGCCTTTATTGGCTGAGAATACGGCTTCCTCGCCCACTACCAGAATCTTACTTGCCATGCCGCCAGAGTATTGACCTAGCAGGGTACTACGTGAGGTAGCTATGCCGGTATGGGTAGGGCCAATAATTAGACTGAATATATTGCAAAATGAAGACTTGCCAGTGCCTTCCTTTCCCTTTAGTACAAGTGCGATTCCCAAAAGGTCGAGCGGCTGTTGTAGCTTTTGAGCAAGCATATCGAGTAGAAATTCACAATGCTCCCTGTTGCCACTACAGATGACGTTTAGGGTATGGTCTAGGAATAGCTGTATTTCCTCAGGGCGGCATGGCACGGGCTTGATATTGAAACCCTTATATACGTTAACATCCCCCTCATTCTCAGTGCCGGGGTATTCCATCACAATTCTACCCTCACGCCGGTACTTGCTTTTGAGCCAGTATTCAGCGGCAGGAACGTATCGCTCACCCACCAGAATAGGGGCGATATTAGCGGCTACTTGTACCTTGAACTGTGTAGCAGTAGTATGGATAACTTCCCCTTTGTCCAGTGTGAGGATAGAGGGGCCGCCTTGCAAGGTGCATACAAACCTTTTATTCATATCCATCACGGCGGCATAAGCATCCATGTTGATGCCGGAATACTTCATATCAGCGGCGGTAGCTTCGCGGCCACGTTGCTTGGCCTCATATATCATCCATGCTAGTGTGACTTTGCGGCTACGATCAGCATTAAATGACTCCCACTTGCCCTCACATTCACCCGGCTTAAACTTTGCGCTTTGTTCGCTCCATTCGATCCACAGGTCTAGGTGTCCTTGCCCGTGGTCGTTATCGTGCAAAGCCATACCGACAGCGCGCCACTCATCGTAGGGGCCACCGGGGTCAAAATAAGATAGCAATTCACGAATGAAGTCATCCGGTGCAATGCTACCGAATTCCTCCACTTCCTTCTTTTTCTTGCCACTCTTCCCGCCTAGGGAATCCAGCATTTTTTCAGGAATAGAACCGGGTTCGCCACCACTACCCCACGTATAGCGTACTCCGTTGACAATGGATGGCGGCAATAGGACGGCAGTTTTCTTCTCTAGACCGGGTATTTTCTTAAAGAATGTGACCTTATGATCTAGGGTATAGAAGTGTGCGCCCCCGCCTGAGGTAAAGACGCACAGCCCATCTAGCAAGTCACGCTTAGTTAGGCCGGTTGCTTCAAATACGTCTTCCTTGCCCGGATGATGGTCAAAGTCCAGTACCACAACCCCGTCAGGCAATACGCCTAGAAGATTATAGCCCTCATAAGGGCCACCGGGGCCGAACCAATGCTTGATTACTTCCGGGCTAAGTGTGGCGTGTTCGATACCTAGGTTTTTGATGTATCCCTTAGTATCTCTTTTCTGCGGCAGAATCTTAATGCCAACCTTGATATAGAAGAGGGCGCTTTCATATATAGCGCGGTCCTGTTCACATTCGTCTATATTCTTAAAGAATCCTAGGTCAATGTTAAGCATGATTTATAGCCTCCCACCAATTACTTCCGGTCCCAGATAGCTCTAGGATTAGGGGGACTCTGAACCACGGGTAGTTATCTCGTATAGCTTCCTGAATTCTAGCCCAGATCGGTTGCCAGTCTTCGGGTACGGACATACCATAACTATCGTGAGTGTTTAGGAGCAATCTTCCCTCACTCCCCAATGCCTGTTCAATCAACTGCCAATTTCGCTTATTGATATCGGCGGCAGTGGCCTGCACTACAACGGCCTGCGCCTTATGGTTGCTCATCCCTTTGGGAAAGCGCAGCCGTCGCCCCATATAAGTTTCGATGTATCCGAATTTATCAGTCGTGGCACGTGCGCGCCTTGCAAATTCCTTGACACCGGGAAGCATCTTATGGTATTGTGCGATTAGCTTTTTAGCTTCGGGTCCAGCATCACGATAGCGAAATGTATTCTTGCCTTTCTTGAACTCTGCCCACTCCCACGGGAGCCCCAGTTTCATAGCCACTAGGCCATCCCCGCATCCCATGATAATGGATAGGTTCAGTTCCTTTGCATTCGGCTGGCCTGCATAGTGCGCTTTCCGGGGCAAGCCGGTCATATCTGCTACGTACTGGTGAAAGTCTAGGCGGGGGTCGGCATTGAACGCTGCAATAAGGTCTTTGTTGTTGACCAGATGGGCAAACGTGCGTACCTCAAAAGAGTGCATATCCCCGTCCAGCCATATCTGCCCCTCTTCTGGCAGGAAAATAGGCTTTACAATACAGGCCACGTCTAGGTTACGTGAGGGGATTTGTTGCATAGCTGGCTCGGTATAGCTAAACCGGCCCGTACCTGTACCGCCATCCTCGCCCTTTGTCTGGTGAATGGAGGGGTAAACTCGCCCATTGATTGCGTTACTTAGGATATGTCCTTTCAGGAAGGTATCACGGGTCTTTTGTAGTGAACGGGTTTCCAGTATACCTAGCGCCAATGAGTCATTAATGCGCCTGAGGGCATCGGCACTAAAGCTAGGATCGCCACCGGGGGTAGAGGGTAGCGGAGTGCCGTATTGCGTGAACCATACCCCGTCAATCTGGCGCGGCTTATACAGCGCGCGAACCTGCAAGGGGGAGTCTAGGTTAAAGACGCATCCGGCAGTCTCAAATAGCCGTGCCTTCTGTGTGTCGATTTGCTCTGTTAGACGGTCCACAGCCGCATGGGCGGCCTCTTCATCTACCCTAATACCCTTCATTTCCGACCGGATAATGGTGGGCATTACAGAATTTTCAAAGTCTACAATTCTGGAAATTCCCTGTTCCTGAATTCGCTTCTCCTGATCTTGCCACAAGTCATGGCACAATTCAGCGTCAGGAATAGCATAGGGCTGTACCAAAGCCTTTGGAGCTAGGTGTATGCGTCCGGCTTGCGCTGCACGGGTCGGCTTGCCCCCAAACATATCAGCCAATTGTTGCCAGATTTCAGACTCTTTCTTGCGGCCTAGATACTTCTCGCCCTGATTGTCAAGAGAATAGCTAATCTCATGTTCATTTAGCAGGGTGGCTCGGATGACAGTATCCTGCATCCGTTCTAGTGGCATGTGAATACCGGCATTGCGCGCCATGCGATAATCATAAGACGCATTGTGACACACTACCGGGATACCGTTTGTGCGGTCCAGTATATTAAGGAATTCACCGGCCCCGTCTTCGCGGAGGTCTATGTATCGGGCTTCCTGCCCGGTCACTTGCCACGAAACGCCTATAGCGCGGGAGTCCGCGCTAAGGCCGGTTGATTCCGTATCAACTGCGAGGATATCGGGCATTAGTGTTGTGCGACGGACGGAGCCTCTTGCATGGCTTCTTCCATACACACGTCAAAGTTATAGTGAATTGTAGCCTCTAGATGATGGCGCATTCTGCGCTGCACCGTAAGAGGAACCTTCGGCCTATTGTGCATCCGAATGGTGGCAGGAATCTTGCTGTAGACTTCGGGGGTATCGGCCCATTGTAGAACAGTCTTAAACGGGGCGCGTCGGTTGCCAAACTCACGCTGCTCTAGGATCATGCCAGCAAGGCGAATATGCAGGCCCCGCGAATCCAGCACGCACACAAACTCCCAACGCTTTTTCTCATTGGAAGATAGAGCCTCAATCACTTCAATACGCATGGTACACCCCAGAGATAAAAAGCCCCGGACACCCCGGATATACCGGGGGCCGGGGGTGTGGAAATCAGATGACAGCGGATTCAGGCTCTTCGGCTTCGTCTTCCAGCGTGCCATAGGCCACGTTACGCTCGCCAGCCTTGATCGCATTGAACAGATTTTCAGCCTTGCGGTAGATGCCTTCCGACACGTAGCCTAGGGGCTTGACTTCATAGCTGTAGTATTCGCCCTTTTTGCCCTTCTCTTCAATGGCGCGCAGCTTGTAGGCTTTGGAGAACCGATCCCCCACGCCCATCTGCACCAACGCATTGAGCTTGCGCGATACTTTGAGCTTGGAACGGGACCATGACAAAACAGCCTCTTCCAAAGCGCCATCATCGCGGACAAGGTAAACAAAATTGACGGCATGGAGGTTTACCTCATGGTCATCAGGCGATTCCAGATTCGCACGCTCGGCTTCTGCCTCTTCCTCAGTAGCGAAAGTGCCGACGAAGCCACCCCCACTCTTGCGGCTCTGCCAGATAATCCATTCCTTACGGAAGACGATGGGGATGAATACGATTTCCCCACCATACAACTCGCCGGAAATGGTATTGAAAATCATACCCTGCTCGGCCCCTTCGATATACTTGGGGTCGTTGCGCTTGATTTGCGGGCTAAGGGCCTGCAAAACCTCGATTCGCGGGAGGGTAATGTCTTCCTGCGTTACATCTTCGGAACCACGACGAGATTCCGGGTCCAAATACGCGGGGCGGTCCTGGGTTACAAGGGCACCCATTCCGTCATTCTTTTTCAGGTCTTTGTTAGCCATTGTCATTCCTTAGTTCGTCAGGAAGGTTACTTAGTGTAGATCACAGCGCGGGAGAAAGGCGTAACCTTCAAAACCTCTTCCGGCGGTAGCACTTTTGCGGCCTCTTCTGGGTCTTCGATCTTAGCAGCCTTAGCAAGCTGTTCCTTGCAAAAGGCTTTCAGGGTTTGCGCGTTGACAGTGGGCACAATCATGGCCTCATTATCCGTATCATTCAGCCACATGTGCATGGCACCCTTATTCTTCACAGTGACGTACAGGTCACTGGTCAGGGTGCAACGCCCGAATCCGCCAGTCATGGAACGGATATCCTCTTCGGCCATTTCGGACGGTATCAGATTCAGGCGCAAATCATCGTATTCTTTCTGGATGGGTTTCTTTTCCTCTTCCAGTGCATCCAGTTCATCCCCCAATTCCTTCATACGTTCGATCAGATCAGTGAGCTTACTCATGTTGTTCTCTTGGGCGGTTGCGGGTAGGGTCATTATACAACATAGTCCAACTAGCTTGTCAAGCCTCGTCGAACATAGCGAGCAACGCACGCGGATTCTCCAGCGATTGTGATACGAAGTCTGCTAGACTCTTTTTACCCTCTGCAATGTCCTTCATGTGATGGTCAAGAAAGACATTGGCTAGCAGGTCAATTACCATAGTCGGCTCATCTTGTCCGATACGGTCGATACGCTTCTCGGATTGTACCAATTCCTCATAGTTAAAAGTACCTGAGTACCTTACCATAAGTTTACCCGCCGTCATCGTGAAGCCTCTTGAGCCACGCGCATACGTCGAAACAATTATCCGCACGTCTGGATCGGTCTGAAACCGGTTAACGGTATCAATCGGCGGCTCAATATCTGGGTCCAGTCGAACGGCTCCATAATCCAGCAGCGAGCGATGGATCAATTTAACCTCTGGCACAAATCGGCAGAATACAACAATCTTTTGCCCGGTGCCATCGACTATCTCTTTCAGTTCATCCAGCTTTGGATTCTTTTCAAGCGGCACAAGTATACCGGAATCCGTAGCGAAATGTCCACCAATAATCTGCGCGCCACGGGTGTAGAATGACAGGGCATTTTCAACGGTTAGCTCTTCGTTATCCAGCATCGTAGCCATCTGCGTTTTCAGTTCACGCAAAAGGCGCTTCTGTTCTGCGGATACGTTAACGTTACGGGTTTCGTGCGCCTGAGGCGGCAAGTCTACTGGATTCGTAACGGTATGGCTATAGGGTTCGATAGTGGCTAGCAGTTCATTCATATTCTGATAGCCGATAATCTGCTTACCTTCAAAGCCTCCCATCACGCAATAACGATTGCGGAAACTGTAATAGCTTTTGAATCCCAGAATCCTAGGATCAAGAAACTGGAATTGACTATACAAATCCCCTACGCCTTTGGTAATAGGCGTTCCCGTGAGGATGTTATTAACGACAGTCTTAGCGCCTAGCTCCTGCACTACTTCTGATCGACGGGCCTTGAAATTTTTGATAGACTGCGATTCGTCTATGCCTAGCGCCAGATGGTCATGCAAACGGTGCCTGAGGCGGTCAGGAAGCGAGCCAGACTGTAGGGACGCGATCCCAAAGACTTCCATCTTCTCGTTAATACCCGGTGCCCACAGGCGCATTTGCTCATGCCAATTGCCCGTCAGAGTGTTAGGGCAAAACATCCAGCCTTCGGCAATCCGACCCTCTAGCAAATACTGCGACCACAATTCCAGCAAGGTGCGTGATTTGCCGCTACCCATTTCGTGAAAGAATGCGAATGCCCTTTTGCCGTATGCTTTATCTAGGGCCTCACTCTGGTGCGATAGAAGGCCGGCAGGCTCTACGGGAAATCGACCGGGGGCGAGGATTCCTCCTACGCTTTGCGAGCCTACCGGCTTGGCTGCTTCCCATGCCCTCGCGTCAAACTCTGCGCGTGTGAAATTGGCACGGAGATAGTGCTTATTTGCCGCATTGACAGAAAGCCTCCAATAACGCTTAGAGGCTAGGTATTTCCTTTCGGGAGCGCCCCTAGCCCGCGCGGACCATTTTCCGGGCAGGATGAAAGAGTCTTTATCTAGCAGGATCATGGTGGGCAAACCTCTTCCGTATCGTCGTCTTCAAACGTCACTTCACGGATAGCCACTTGCTTATGGCACTTAGGGCACATTATGGGGCTTCCATTTATGGGCCGTCTGCCAGTCTCCACTAGGATGAAGTCATTTGACTGAACTAGCATCCCCGGAATGGCGCAGAAATTCGGATCAACTGCGGTTGCGATATGGCCCCCGCAATGCTTATGGAGCATCCTAATCATATACCGTGTCCTCTTTTGATTAGTTTACAGGGGCCACGCCGGCATTCCATACAGACCTTAGGAACTGGCATTCCCTTCGCACGCATTTGGATGGAGCATTGAAACTGGCGGGAACTGATGGAGATTCGATTCAGAATCATGGCGACAAGTTTACCACAAGAAAGCCAACGGGTGTCGTTACTCATTGGCCCCTCTTCGCTCATGCCAGATCAGGTTTAATAGCAGGCTTAAAAAACCTCTTGAACCGTTCGCAAAAAGAGTTATAGTGGCGGCCGTGCAATTCATCGAACCGATAGCCTAGCTCCCGATAGTTCAGGATAAGCTGCGTTTTATCGTTCGCACAATTGCGGATGCAATCGGCTATGTCCTGCAACTGATCGCCCCGTTCCGGGTGCATCGCTTTCAGGTGCATAAGAGCTAGATAAGCCTCGCCAGATTCGATAGGCATTTCTAAGCCTCCACGGTTACGGGGCTGGTCTGAAACCGGCCCGCTTCGATATATCGCAGGAATGCAATAGAGGCAGCCAAGCCACCGTTAACCCGATCTTGCCAACCTAGGCCACACTCCTGAGTCATGTAGTTACGCAAATCGGCATTATCTTCTCCGATCCTATGCGCTTCCGTAGCCAGTAGGGAAAGGGCCACGGCTACGCGATGCGCCCCTGATACAGTCCCACATAGATGAAAAATGCGGTCAACGGTCGGATGCTTTTCCATTATCTGAATCCTAGGAAGTAGCCGAGAATTACCCCGGCTACTAGGGTGAGAATTGATAGCCAGATTATAGCCCGTTTGATTAGCTTTCCGTACACGTCTAATCCTCCTGAACTATAGAACCAGACACCGGCCAGACCTAACATGAAAGCAACACGTGAACGCAGCCCTTACGCTGGCTGCATGGATTGCGTTCCGGGCTGCCATCGGTCATTTCATCGGCTCGCACAATGCGCCAGCCATGATCCAGCCCGGTACGGTGATTGTGGTCTGCGAATTCGATCACTTCCGCATCCGTATATTCTTCCGGTACGCATACCTGCAAATTCAGCAGCGACCAACGTACAATTTCGGGAACCTTACCAGTCACGACACCCTCCAAAGTGAGGGGCCGCCTTTGGTAGCGCGGCCCGTCTGGGATTACAGGCCGATGATTGCCACCCGGATATCCCGGCCGCTATCGGGGGCCGGTTCGCCATTGCGCGCGGCTTCCTTTTGCTTACGCACCCGTGCAACCTTATCGGCTACGGCCTTCTGCACTTTCGCGCGATGGTCTTCCGGCATTGCCTTACCGGCATCCTCGATTGCATCGCACAATTCGATAGTGGCGGCACGGTGATATGCGGGGGGCACGTTCCGGGCCAGATCACGCAGGCCAGTAATCCATGCTTCGATGGGGGTCGTTTCGATGACGGTATCCAGTTCATCGTCAGTGACGAATTGCAGGGCCGTATCCACAAGCCACGACGGCAGGTGAACGTTCGTGAAGTCTTCACCGATTTCGACGGTGAAGAGGCGCCAATCGGCGGAATCGGCGGGGCCGATATATGGGCTAACGCAAGCGCAGTAAACGATTGCCTTATCCAGTGCTTCGGGGGTGGGGGTGATCTTCATGCCATTCAGCACGATAAGCGCACGCACTTCTGCGACGGTCTTGAACTCTTCCACGACTTCGGCGAAATTGACGGTTTCCATTACACTTCCTCAGGCTTCTACAGCAGTGGGCGGGGTGGGTTCATTGTCTAGCACTTTCAGGGCCGCAATCGCGGTCTTGAATGGTTCGTCTTCGTTGATCGGAACGTCAGCGAACAGGGTGCCCGAATTGCCGGGATTCTTTTTCAGTTCGGCGGCGGCATCGCAAACCAACGCGGCCCCCAGAATCAGACGGTCAACGGTAGACAGTCCGAGGCGCGCGATGATATGCGCTGCAAAATCGTGAGCGGGATTAATGCGATTCATTTGTGCCCCCAAGCGGCTGGAATGTTGCGGCGGATAGATTGAGCTAGGGCCGGAATGTCGGCCAGTTCTGGCAGGGGCGGAACGATACCAGAAACCACGCCCCTAGATTGCCAGAAATAACGGATTGCGTTTTCGATCTTTTCGCGGGTGTAATGTTGCGGCTGGTCAGACGTGCGAATTAATGGGCGGCTCATGGGTCCGGTTTCTCGGTTGCGGACGTTCATCGTACACTCAGGTAGCCCCCCGGTCAATGCTGAACAGGGGGCGGCCCGACAGACGGTAGAACAGATTTATGAACGGGGTGAAGTGGACAGTACCCACTTAATGACTTCGATATCCCCTGCCATCGCGTACATAGCAACCAAGCCGGCACACTTTTCGCGGCGTTGCGCTTCGGTGAAACGGGGGTAAGCAATCCCATACTTTTCGTATGCGAACGTTTCCAGTTCCATCGTGGAGCGGTTGCGCAAAACGTGTTCAACCATTGGCGCGCAGTCCCAAAGGGTTGCGCCTGCGGACTTCGGGCCGCCTTCAAGTCGGCATCCGCTGTTATATGGCGGGGCCACTTCTAGGCGCTCACACTCCCACGCTTTGGCTTGCTGCCCTTGAGCGGGGCCGATATCATGGTCCGGCGTCGGGTCCGGTCTACCAATACCGACAAAATCGAACTCCGGTTGAGTAGGCGCGGCCTCTTCCAGAATCTCCGGCTTGATCCTGGCCCTTGCCTGCTTCCCCTCGCGTACCCTTTTAACGGCTGCGGCTTTGCGTACCGGCTTGCGGGCCGGTTTCGTGGTCTTGCGCATAGTGGTATCCCCTTAGAGGAATGGCCCCGCGTGGGGGCCATTCGGTTTGGCCGTTAGAATGACGTGTCATGCTACGGCGGCGTATTGGGCCGCCGTCCATGGCGACTAATCAGGCTTCTTCGGCAATCGCTTCTTCGGCATCCTGCGGGCTGCACTCGGCCAGCAGGCTTTCCAGTTCGTACACGCGGGCCTGCGCGGCATCGCGGGCACTGCGGATTGCGGCCTGCACCAGATCGTCACGCTTGGCGATGGCGGCGATCAGGGCACCGTACACCTTATAACCCTGCTTCGTGCCCTTCGGGGCGTCGTCGTCCAGCGGGGTCGAATCCAGCACGTTACCGGCCAGATCATAGGCGACAATCTGGTAGCCCTTTTTATCCTCGCCCTTCTCGTTTTGCGCGTCCAGATTCACGCGGGACAGGGTAACGAAAGCCACACCGTTAACGGCGGTCGCGGCGACGAGCTTGCGGCCCGTGTCCTTGAACGAGCCGGAAACGAAAGCGGCTCCACGGTTCGCCATCTGAGCGGCGGCGTATTCGGCTGGCGGCTGGCCGATGTTGTCGGTATAGACGGAAAGGCCGGCGGCTACGAGCAGGTCATTACGGTTCATGGCAGTATCCTTTTGATAAGAGTGTCGCGCGGGTGCGCATATGTGATATTACGGACTTTGGAACAGGTGTCAATAGCCTAATGCAATTTTCTTACAACTATTTTCTAGCGTCGCGGTCCTTTGCAATCGGACTCCCTCACTACGGTAACGCCCCGGCCCGTATGGTGGTAGCCGTGACCTATTAGAACGTGATGTGTTGCCTGATCCACTTGGCCGTCATATGTCCAGCTATCAGGCATCCATTGAATGACGATACAATCCCCCACTAGAAACAGATCAGCGACTACGAAAGCCCCATATTCAGGGAAATGGACTACTGCGCCAGTATAGATACAGGACATTAGAAAAGGTACTCCGGTTCGTTGGGTTCGTCGCAGCATTCGCGGGGGTAGCATTCGGAATAATTGAACTCCCCCGGTCCAGCCATATAAAGACGGTTTGCGATTTTGTCCAGACCGTGGGGCAAATCGTCAACGTCTACCGGCTCCCCATCCAGACTGTAACGGGGGTCGGTAACGTCTAGCTCATCCGGGTATCCGGGGTCGCCATTGTGTAGGGTATGAATACCGGGGGTGACAGTCACGGCATAATCACATGCCAGCACGCGGCCATCGGCGAGGGTGAACGTAGTGCGGACAAGGGTAGTCATTGCGGGTCCAGTATAGCGGCAGGGGCGGCGGCGTAGGGCACGCCACAATCAGCGAGGAAGCGCGGCACGTCGAAGCTAGGATTATCGGCTTTAATACAATATGCGATTGTACGCGCAACCCCATAGATAACCTCAGTCCTAGGGGCCTCCCTTAGCAGGGGCGCAACGGACAATTCAGCCTTGAAAACGGCGTGTAGCAAAACGTAGTCGCGGCGTGTCATTTGAAGCCCTCCCAACGGCGGAGTTCTTGATACATTTCCGGGTGATCGGTGCGCAGTTCGTTCATCATTTCCCGGTACACTTCCGGGCTATCCGTGCGCAGCTTAAATGCCTGCCAGCGCGGCTGAATCTGTCCATACCAAAGGCTAGCCCCGACGATATATGCCCAAATCAGACCGGAAAAGGTTAGGGATTCGTTTAGGGACTGGTCGCCCCATTCCACAAACCCCCAGACCGTCAACCCGTAAGCAATAGCGAGGAACAGAAGCCACGCAATCGCCCCTAGAATACAGCGCACGGCACGGGGCCACACAAGGGCTAGGAATATAAGCCCTAGCAGCCATGCAATCACGGTCACGGCTTGGCACTCCCGCACGTGGGGAAGATTAGACCACTAGCGGCCTTGCTATCGGTGAAACCGCGCCCCTTGCGAAGCTGGTAAGCCGTGAAGCCTCGCGCGCAGCATTCGCGGGCTGCGATGCTATGCCAAGCGGCGTCATTGTTGCGGCCGTCCAGAATCACTAGGGAACGGTCGCCTACTCCCGGCGACAGGTTCCCGGCTAGGTCGGACTTGTAAAATTCAGCGTAGATCATGGCTCTTTAGTCCTGGGGTTTTGAGTGACGGAGGGGGGCCAGTTTCCCAGCCCCCCCGGTTTGGATCACGCGGCCTTCAATTCCGCCATGCGCTCGGCGAGGGTCCAAAGTGCGCGATTGATCTTGACGTTCTGGTCAATGCCGTTAACCTCGCGGGTGCTAGTGCGACGGCCGTTAGCATTGCGGCCCCGGATGCCGCCCTTAATCATGTTTTCCTGAACGCGGTTAAACGTGCTCCACAAATCCTGTTCGTTATCTTCCCAACGGCGGGGGCGCAGGATATCGCGGGCCGTGATGGGGGCCGGGGTTTCATCGTCATACTTGAGGGTAAGCGCGGCCTCAGCGAATGCGGTTTGTTCGCTACCCAAAAGCTTAACCCCGGTCATCTGGTCGCGCCGGTCTGCGATGGCCTTAAACCCGTCCACGACCGTAAATGCGCCCTCGATAACGTCGTCTACAATGTTGCCCTTGTGGCGGATGCGGATATCGTTAAACGTGTCACCGCAAACAAGGCCGTTCATGCAGACGAAACGGAACATGCCCGCAAGCATTTGGTAGGACGACGTTCCATCGTGGCTGTTAATCAGGATAATTTCGTTAGCTTCTCCCGCGTTGATTTGCGAGGCGTGACGCAGGCGAATCATATGCTTTGTGAATTCGCGCTTATCTGCAATCCGGGTGCGCGACTGGCCGACCATGAACGGCTGGAATCCCTCTTTCCTAAGGCCCTGCAAAACGTCAACGGTGGGCACGAAGGCATAACGATCGGAGCGGCTATGGTGCGCGTCGGTGGCAAAGATGGAGGGGGCAACGCGCATGATTTGGGCGTCGGAAAGGGGGCTATCAGCGCGGAACTGAATGGGGGCGGCGAAACGAGCGGCGAGGGCGGTAGACATGGCTATTTATTCCTATGAGATGAATGTTGCGGGGTGAGTGGCTAGATTAGGGGTTTAGGGGCTGGGTGTCAACCCCTTTTTTACCACATTTTTATGAATAGGGATTCACTGCCAGAGGTAACGGCGGAACATGGCACGGTGAATGGTGAGGGCCGACACTATGCAAAGCCCCACGATAACGGCGGCCATTAGTAGTCCGTCCCGGCCGCCAGATGGGCAGCCACAATGCCGAGATATGCCAGTTTGCACTCTTTCACTTGTTCCGGGGTGGCATTGTATATGTTATCAATCCCCAATTCTGCGCGCTTGTTTTCGTATGCCTCTTTAACGGCCCGATAATATGCGAGGCTAGCGGCAGCATCGACGTTCAATGCGTCACCGTGCGCGGCCGTGAAAGCGGCGTATTCTTGGAGGTCCGAATATTCGGACAGGGCAGCCGGGTAAAGATGGCCGTTAGCGTCTACCGCTATCGCCATGGATACGCGGGAGTACGTGCCGGCCTTTGGCTTGTTCCAAACTAGCCCCGGCTTTTTGGGGTTGCTGGTCTGGGTGCAATAGCGGAAGCCTTTACCCTTGCGAAACTCCACCCATACGCGCATCGTGCAACGCAAGCGGAAACCGTAGGGGTAATCCTGCACGGTCACGGCGGTTTCAGGGGATACGGCGGCGGCTCGGTTTGCGGCGGTTGTCATGGCTGTTTAGTCCTATGGTGGCGGGTGGGGGTTTAGGATACTGCCCCCTCATGCGAAGGGGCAGCGGCCTAGGCCCTCAGACGCGCGCCACAAGGGCCGCCATTTCATCGCCCCCGGTATAGTCGGCGATGAGTTCCGAACCGTCGTGCGCGTTGCCATAAATGAGGTATGCGGTTCCGATGCGCTCGCCGGTCGCCTTACGAAAGCGAATGCGATCCTCGCCAGTGGTCGCCATCGCGGCCAGAATGGTCATGCGGTCTGCGGACTGTTTAACCGTCCATTCCTCGCCGTCCTGAACGCTTACCACATAGCCGGCCTCTAGGGCTAGGCGGATCAGGCGACGGGCTTTCACGGCCTCGCCGGGGCTGGCAAAGCGGTCTAGGGCGATGCGGGTATCGGCTACGTTCATGGCTCTTTAGTCCTATGTTGTTTGAGAGGGTGGGGCGGTTGCCGGTTTCGGCGGTGTGGTCGTGGTGCGAAGCCATTATCTGGGCGTCACGTTATTTCGGTCAATGCCGTTCGTCATGCCAGTTTGTGCCGTTCGTCGGTTGCGAGGGTCTGAGGGGTCCGGGGCGGTTCCAAAGGTCGGCGAGGCTGGACCCCCTTGTATGTCATTGATTGCGCTAGGTTTTATGTAGTGGGGTCCAGGGGGTCCGGACCCTTTTAAGGTAATATATGAGATTGAGAGAGTTACAAAAAAGAGGCTTTTTTAAGGGCAAAACTGTGTAGCGAGTTAAAAGGGGGGCGGACCCCGGACTTCCGGACCCCCTGCGGGGGATTTGGAGCGGCCGGGGCGTCGGGCTTTGGTAGGGCCGCCCTCGCGCCCCGGCTCGCGCGTGGAATCCCCCTTGTTTTCAGCCTCGCGCGCCAAATTTCAACGCGCAGCCCCCCACCCGCCACCCTCGTACCTGAGAGGGGGGGCAATCGCAGCCACGGGCCGCGCAGGCCCGGCTTCAGGTTCCTGAACGACGGCCGGGGGGCTTCCGTCGCATGAGTATGCAAGTATCATGCCAACAAATATGTTCCACGTGGAACATGCGCCGACCACGTGCCCACGTTCCACGTGGAACCATACCCATACGTAGGGGTACGGTCAGAGGTCCGCTATTCAGATACCTTAACAGGAGGCCGGGGGATGCCCGAAGAAGTGCCGGGCCTAGCTAGCTAGTAGCACCCCCGGACTTAGGAAGAAGCACAACCAAAAAAGCTCATCTCATCCCCTATGAGACTTCATGTGCCGCGCCATCACTTTACGTCGGACCCCAATCGAGTTAATCTCTACCATATGAACCCGTACCGCGTCGAAGCCTTTGGAGAGTTAGTAATCCCCAAAGATTGGGTATTCTATACGGCACTGGCCGCACGCTTGCATCGCGCGAATAACGAGGAAGCCTTGCAGGATTTGATTAATATAATTGCACGGATTAGAAGGACACGTGCAACAAGATACTATGCCGCCCTAGGCGATGATATTACGACAACACTCGCAGGACGCGAACGATCAGTAAGAGGGATCAAAGAATGAATAACCTTCCGGCACTCCTGATTGATGAATCCCCTGAGGCAGAATGGGCACTCGCTGACCCTAAAAGCATCGCGGGGCGGGTAACGCGCGCACGTAATGAAGGGTTCGTAAACCTTACCCCCTACCAACGCCAGTTTGCACTGGAATTCGTGCTGTCCGGCGCTAGCCTCAAGAAGATCGCACGGGTTATGGAACTGCCCCGGCCCATGATTCAGAAAATGTATAACGATCCAGTAACTCGCGCGTATATAACCGATTTACAGAAAGAAGTAGCCGCGCAACGCGTTATTAATGACCAGTGGGTGGAGAATCAGATTCTACAGAATATGCCCAAACTACTCGGCGAAGAGCCGGTAGATATTGTGACCTCAAAGGGCTGTCATATTAAAAAAAGAAAATACCACGCGGCAGAACTCACTAGCCTATTTAGGCACTTCGGTGGGGGCCAGGAATCCAAGCAGGCTGGGGCCGGTGGAGTTAATGTGCAAATCAACTTCGGGGATATTCTGTCAAAGCCGCCCACAGTGACGCTCAACATGGACGATCAAAACGAAGATGCGTGACTATCGCCCGAATAAGAACGTACAGCTTCCCAATAACTGGTTCCCAATGGCCCACCAGAGGGAATTCTTCGACTACCTGTTTGAAGACGGTAAATTCCCGGAGAAGAAACGTGCGTTTCTCACATGGCATCGACGGGCAGGTAAGGACTCCTGTTCTATTAACGGATTGGCAATCGCGTCGCAGCTACGGACAGGTACATATTGGCATCTTCTTCCCACCCTTAACCAAGGCCGGAAAGTCGTCTGGAACGGCGTGGATTCGTCTGGCCGCCGCATTATCCACCAAGCATTCCCGAAAGAACTCATCGAGGTATCCAATGAAAATGAAATGAACCTACGGCTTAAGGGGGGTAGTTATTACCAAGTAGTGGGCAGTGATAACTACAACTCCCTTGTAGGCTCCAATCCCGTAGGTGTCATTTTCTCGGAATGGGCGCTTTCGGACCCCGCTGCATGGGACTTCGTTCGTCCCATTTTGCTGGAAAATAAAGGGTTCGCTGCATTCATTACCACGCCCCGAGGAAAGAATCATGCGTACAAGCAATGGAAGACGGCACGGAAGCCCGGTTCTAATTGGTTTACGAGCACGAAAACGATTCGTGATACTTTCCGCAATAACGGTGAGCGCATCATTACAGAAGCGGATATCCAATCGGAGCGCGATGAGGGTGTTGCCGACGAGATTATCGAACAAGAGTATTACTGTTCATGGGAAGGCATTAATTTCGGTAGCATATTCGGACGGCAACTTGGTAAGTGCGAAAATCAGCAGATCGACTATGACGAACCATTCATCCCTGATCTTCCGGTATTCTCGGCGTGGGATTTGGGTCACTCGGACGCCACTGCAATCTGGTTTTACCAGATAGTAAATGGTGAGGTCCATATAGTCCACTTTCTGGAAGGCACTGGACGGGATGCAGACGATTGGCTGGATGAGCTAGAAACACTGCCCTACGCTTTGGGAACTCCGGCCCTCCCCCATGATGCCAAAAACAAGACCTTTGCTACTAAGCTTTCTGCCCGTGAAAGATTTATCCATAGGGGTCTTACTCCCTACATTGTCCCAAATATGTCCGTCGCTATGGGCATACAGGCGGCACGTGCATTAATCCCCTCAGTATGGTTTAATACCGCCAGTAAGGCGGTCGAAAAGGGGTTGGAACACCTAGAAGCCTACCATTATGAATGGGACGAAGAGGCTAAGGTATTCAGCACTACGCCTGAGCATGACGAACACTCCCACCCGGCAGACGCCTTTAGAATGCTGGCGCTTTCCAAGAATGTAACCGAACAGTGTAACAAAACCCGTCGTACTACGCAATCCTCCCCCAAGTATTTCAACACCCCCCTAGGTCGCGCACTGAACCTAGAAAACCTCTGGCAAGACCGCAAGGATCGCAATAACCGGAGAGTCTAAAATGGCTGATAAGCAGCAAGAGAAAAACCCTTGGCCGACTAGACTCAATTCGTGGAACGAGTTTAGCCGCAAATTCCATGAGCGGGGCTGCAAGATAGAATCACGCTACGAAGACGACCGGGAAGCGATGGGACAAGATGACCCATCTTCCCTAGGTGGGCAGTATAAGCGTGTGAACCTGTTTTATAGTAACACTACAATCCTTAAAGAAAGCCTCTATAACAGTCTTCCAAAGCCCGACGTGTCGCGCCTGCATAAAGGCGAGTTCGATAACGACCCCTCTCGCGTCGCGGCATTAATCGTACAGCGCGGACTCACATACGAAGTCCATTGCGCCAAGTATTTTGATGAAGGAATGAAGTCTGCCATTCTGGATAGGCTGGTCCCCGGCATGGGTACTGTATGGATGACGTTTAAGCCGCCCGAAGAGGGCAAGCCGGAAGAGGTTGC